GGGGACCACCCTCAACCATCAGAAGATGGTTTGAGAGTTGGTATGCGTCGTGGGTTACCTTTAATAATACCAGGTGATCTCCGTCTCTTAATTGAGGCAAAAGACCCTGTTGTTATTAGAATAACCCTGACTATTCTTTCAGTCTTTAGGGTAATGCCCTCTTTCCCAAAACTAAAGCTCCAGACCATTACTGATCCTTTTAAAGGGATGAGTGAAACGGTTCCAGAGATATCTTTAGTATTTCAGTGGTTGGAAACTTTAACCTCAGGTAATAGAGGTTGAAATTATTTCCGACAGGCTATTGTGCCGTACACTGTGGGTAGAAGGTTATTACGCCTTACCTCGGCTGGACCGAACCATAAACTGCAACTCGCAGGTTACTGTTTAGATGCTTTAGCATTTAAAGAACAACCAGAGTTGTTAAAGTGATATAAAGTATTCGCAATGAATACGAATCACCGTGATTTATGGGAACGTCTCGGAGATGACATGAAACACTGGGACAGTCGTTCGGTGTTAACCCCTTACCATGGAGATGGTAAGAAGGACACTGAGTGACTTAAGTCACAGTGAAACTTTGCTTCTCCGATATCCAGCTTAAAGTTGGGACGTTTAGCTCTAAAGATGGAAGCAGCCGGTAAGGTGAGAGTCTTCGCTATCGTAGACGCTTGGACTCAAAGCTTACTTTTTCCATTACATTCTGCGTTATTCGCCTTATTAAGGCAGATACCGCAAGATGGAACTTTCGATCAGTTGGCTCCTGTTAAGAAGCTACATGAAAGAAAGTTAATGGAAATGTACAGCTTTGATCTAAGTGCTGCGACAGATAGATTACCTATAGCTCTCCAGACGGATATCCTTACTCTTTTATTTAAGAATAGGGAAACTGCTGAAGCCTGACGGAATTTGTTAACAAATAGGGATTACCACCTATCTGATGACAGATTTCCTGAGGCTAACGGTAGGTACCGTTATGCTGTAGGTCAACCTATGGGAGCTCTCTCCTCCTGGGCTATGCTAGCCTTGACACATCATCTCTTGGTGCAAGTAGCTGCACTTCGAGTGGGTTGAACCACTTGATTCACAGACTACGCTGTATTAGGGGATGACATTGTTATTGCTAACAAGTCAGTCGCCCAATCTTACCAATTCCTGAT